AGCCCCAATGCGTCTGATTCTGATATGTTGCGCTTGTCCATGTGACGCTGTAGGGGATTCCGATTGCCGGTGTCCAGATGCGCCCGGTGATTGATGTGCCAACCATTTCCAATTCCATTGTGGCGGCAAACCATGATCCAGGCGGCGCATCCGCAAACGGGCCTTCCCCAGTCAATGTTATACTGGCCCTTGTTGCTACCACGGACATCGTAGTAGCTGATCCAGTCATTTCCTGTAAGGACAATACCGGATTTATAGTATCCGCATCAGTAATTATAAGCTGCCAACAATTCCCCGCATTGGGCGCGTCCGCTTGCCGTCCCAATATGCCGAATGTTCCACCATTGGCTCCGAAATTTATAATTATTTGACACTTGGCGTCTGAGAATACCGACCATGTGTTATTTGTGGTTGCGGCATGGTCTCCTGCTGTCGGCGGATTGGGGCTTGCGGTACTGCCCCCTGTTACCCTGTTGCTCTGGATTTCAGGATCGCCGAACATCGTTGTAAAGAATGTGGTCGTATCCACATCCGTTCCGTTCGCATAGGTGAACGGCTCAAAGATGAACGGTTCATCCCCATAATCAGAGGTAAACGTCACGCGTTTTGTTTTTTCTGTTCCGCTAACCGGGGCCATTGGAGATGCACCATCGCTTTTTGCAACGGTAATATCCAGGATGATGGAGCTTTCAGTATTATCGTCTGTTGGGTCGCGCAGACTTATTTCTGCCTCGAACAGATCAACCCATTGCCCCTCAAGGTTTGTATCGTACCCGTATCCATTATCGTTAGACGACAGATACACATCAGGGGAATTGGCCGGTGATGTGGTCGGAACAATGACGTATTTGAGCAGGTATTCACCGGCTAAAAAGTCATGTGATATAACTCGTTCCGAGCCAAATGTTGCAGCGTTAATCTGGTACGTGCCAGACGTTGCATCGTCAAACTCGTAATGCTCGCCCCAAAATGTTATAGCCGCATAGCCGTTGACAATAAAATATGTGTCTGCCCCATCGTCCAAGTTTGAAACTGTAAGCGGAGTTTCACTCCACAGAATGTCAGGCGCAACCGCAAGGATATCTCCCGTCCCGGCTGAGCCTTGCGCGTAGGTATTTGATTTACGATTGATGTCTATCGTGTAGGTAACACCAGGGACTATAGGGCCGCTGTAAACCGTGTGCGTGTCACCCGCTCCGGTGTGCTCGACATAGGTATCAAGCACTACCGTATCCCCTGCATCGTCACCTGTTGCTACTACGTGATATTCGGTGATGTAGGGCCAGGTAACCCCCGTCCAAACAATCTTGATTCTACTTTGAGTCTCGCCGTAAGCATCGGTGTAGGTTTCTTGCGTCAGTGTCGGGGTCGGTCCTACAGGCGGATCGTTAGGGTCTTGCAGTGTGGTTTCATTAACGGCGGACTCGGAGAAGCCGCTATCGGAATAATTGCCTGCAGCGTAAACATCGTATTTGCGCTTCCACCTGCCCCGTTCTACTGCGGTATTTTCCAGCAGCGCGTAAGTGTCTGCGGACAATGCATACTGTGCATTTGTGATAGTGCCCACGTCTCCAATGGAGCGATTCAAGCCCTCATCGAAACTCACGAACTCCAAAGGTCTGGAGTTGTGGGCTTTGTTGTAAGTCATAACCGCAAGGCGGCGCGCGCGGGAGTATGACTGAATACCGGGCAAAGAAAGGGATGTGATGCTGCCCGGTGTTGCGGTAGTCGCTGTAGTCGCTGTACGTGGATCGGTATAAACCAGTTCATTATTGATTGGACCGCTGCGGACAATGGGCAGATAACTGATCGCCACATGCTCGGGCACATTGCGCGCGCCAGGGGTCGTAATCTGTACGCTGCCTTCCAGCATATCGGATGCTGCAACGGTATGATTAGACGCGCGGGGCATGTCTGGTACGATAGCTACATCCCCGCCTTGAATATCGACAAAGCAATTTGAATAGACCGCGAAAGTCTGAACCCAATAGCGCAGGTCTTGAATGTCCCGAATCTGTAGCCCGACTTCCCATCTGGCTTCCTGCGGCGAGCTGGCGATGGTTTCATCGCAATAATTCGCCGCTGCCGCAAGCGAGGTATCGTCACAGGTGTAGCCGGAATCTTCCAAGATGCGCGCCAAACATAATGCGGGATTAGCAGAATAGACTCCCGTGTCCGGGCTGTTACGCGGGTCTCTGAGCAGCGCCCCTTTAATCATCGCCTTGATATCAAGGCCAAAGGCTTGACGCCAGGATATGACGCTATGGGTTTTCCCTGCCAGGGTATCGTATGAACCCTTTAAGGCAGACATGATGGTCGATGCGACTTGACCTGTTGCCCCTAGAAAATGCTGATTGTTACCTAGAAAATCCCCGAGCCCTTCATTGATATTCTGATAAGTTAGAAACTCAATTTCCTGACACTGATGGCCCGCCCACAGCAAATCAATAACAAGGAACTCGTCCGAGTCATCGGCGGCAATTAGCGTAGGTTCACAAATACAACGGCCAAAAATATAGGGCTCGACATCGCCAGCCCTTGCAGCAGTAAGGGAGATTTGATTGCCCTGTCGTTTGGGCGTGACTGCCTTAATGACTTTCGGATCAGGCAGGATAACGCCGGATGCAATAGGGTAATCGCGCTTGATGGGAATTAAAGGCGGAGTGACAATTACCGAGGGACCGGGAGCCGGATCAGCCGGTTGAATCCACCAAGGGCCAGCCATTAGTTCTTATATCCGCGTAAATGCACTTCCACTTCGAGTCGGTTTGAGCCGTGATTTTTGGTAATAGCCGGAGGCAAGATGAACTTGACGTTGTAGGTAACGGCCGGAGAGACTGCGTAATACGTCAGGGTAATGAAAGTACGTGGGTAGGTGTCGTAAAACGTCCTGAGCGTGTTGTACTCGGTCAGAGTGAGGCTGTGCAGCAAACGGAAGCGGTAATAGCCAGCATCGTGCAATATCCGAGAGTGCTGAATCCCCGACTGTGAGAAATCATCATCAACCCCGGACTCGGGAGTAATGTCAGAATCCAGCATGTGCGCGGTGTACGGATAGTTTGCCATCAGTTCACCATCACGGTATCAACGCCCCACTGAATCCGAGTGCCGGGAGCGAGTAGGTAATTGTACGTCGGCCGGTCTATGCGCCCCGGTGGAAAACCTTTCTTTTGTGTTCCTTCGATCAAGGTCATGCGGATTTTGGAGCCGATCTGCGCTTCGTCCATAAAGCCGGTGAAGATCAGAACCGCATCAGACACAGCAGGAGAAACTGTATAGTTGGTTTGGTATTCGTAAACATTGATAGCCCGGTTGCGCGGAATCTCTCCCACGACTAAGGCAAGCCACGGTTCCGAATCACCAAGCGGCATATCGAGCACTCCGCCGTTGGCGTCAAGGTTTGATACTTCAATCCCGGAAGCTGTCCACGTTTCACTATTCCACGAAATATCAGCAGCCCATGTGCAGGCGCGGACTTCCGTGTTCCACGCCATGCGGATCAGGTAAATGGGCCTTGTAGTGGGCTGGGCAATCGCGGTGGAGATTGTAGCCGAGACAGTGCGGGTCATTGTGTGACCAAGCCTTGATCCTGCACCACTACGTTGACGGTAACGTTAGCCCCGGCAAACCCTGTCCGAATTGCATTGGCCAGTTGGCCCGCCATTGCAGAAACGCCAGTGCGGAGCGCGTTGCTCATTTCGGTAGCGCCGTCCGCCAATACTGCCGTTTGATCGGCAAGCCCATCCTGGAATACTGCGTTTATGGCTTCGGAGTTTATGGCCGCGTTTGTAACCGCTCCGTCAGATTCCTGTGGCACAGCGCCAGTCCCTGCCAAGGCTTCCAGAGCCGCTGCGGCGCGCTCGTTGGAGTTGGCAATGATCGTCAGCGGGTCAAGCAGATCAGCGAAGCCATCGACCATTTCCCGGATTGCAGCGCCACTATCCAGCACAGCTTGTTTAGCCTGCTCAAGTGCTGTATTGGATGCCTGCTTAAACGCCTCGATAATGGCTAGGGTTGAAGTGCCAAACGCTTTGGTATCTTCTGGCGACAGGGACCGGATCAGGGCTTCAAACTCCTGCCCGATCTTGGCGATATCTTCCGGGGTTTGAGCTTGTGAAACAGTAGCGATTAAAGCGCGGGCATCAAACAGGATTTGTTCTGGTGCTTGCGGCCCCTTAATCGTAGCCTGCGTATCGGCAAGCAAACGGTCCAGGCTGGCGTTTAAGCCCTTAGCCACTGAATCTATCAGGGACAGAGCATTAAGCTCCTGCTGGCGAATAGACAACGCCAGGTTGCCTATTCTGGTCAATTGCTCGGGTGATCCGTCAAACACCCGCATGGCGTCCGCTAGATCAGAAGTCAGGCGCGATAATGTTTCGACCACGGATTCAGCCGCCAGCCGTAGCATGGTGTCGAACTCATCGGCCAGATTGGAGTTAGCGAAATCCTCTAATGATCCCTTGACGGAGATTATGGTATCGAGGATTACTAAAACTTCCTTGAACGCATCGGTAATCGTCTCGGTGCCGTTCTGGAAAGCGGTAACGATGGCCAGAAAATCATTGACGTTCCGGTCGCCAAATATCTCCGGCTGCTCGGTAAAGAGTTTCTCAACCCCGACCCCGACTTGTAAGCGGGCAATACGGGATTCCAGATCAGCAGCGCCGGCCACAAAGTTTTTCAGATCATCCGAGAAGGTGGAAAGGATGGCGTTGAAGCGGGAGCCTAAGAGCTGCTCTGCATTAAGGGTTTCACCTTCAATACTTGCCGTCCAAGATTCCAATGCGGTAGCAACAGCGCCGATCTGACTATCACTTAAGAATGATCCTATCGCACCGTCAAAGTCTTTCAGGCTGGCCTTGAACTCTTCAATAGCCGCAGCATCAACCCGGCGCGAACGGATAAACGTTTTGCCGAAGATCGAATCAATGAAGGAATCGTTGTCGCTTGACGATGCCGCCGCATTGCTCCTGCCGGACAATTCTAATAGCGCGGTTTTCTTTTTGTCGAAAACTTTACCGATCAGCCCGCCGAAAATGCCGCCAAGTATCGAGCCAATAGGCCCGGCGAAACTTCCGAGAGACGAAAAGAACTTGGTGAAAGCTGCATCGCCTAACAGTGTTCCAATGCTTGAGCCTATCCCGGCAAACTGTCCGCCGCCGCCAAGTATCGAACCCAGCGCAACGCCAACAGCGCCCGCTAAACCGGAAGCCAGCTCGCCCAAGTTGAACAGCGTCTTGGGGTCTTTGTCGAACGCATTTGTGATCTGCTGTGCAATGCGGGACGTTGTAAGTTGGTTGACCATGTTCACCAGCATGGATTTAAAGCCGTCCAACATGCCGGAGAACGCACCCTTTGAGCCGTCAAGGACAGACTCCCACATGGACGCAAAACTGCGCTCAAGGATTCTCACGCCCTCAAGCATGGCCTCGCTCATTACACTGGTTTCTACCGCCGTGTCTCTCATACCAGCGGCCGCTTTGCCCAACCCGTCAGACAAAGCATTAAGCCCGTCCCGGTATTGCTGCAACGTAATGTCACCACGCTGCAACATCAGATTGGCGTCGTTAACGTGGCCGGCAAACTCGCGCATCAGCGCGCCGATAGGGTCGGCTATATCGATGAACTCTTGAAGCTTTTCGTTGTAGGCATCTTGCGCTTCCAGCTGATCTTCTAATTCTTTGGACAGACGATCAACCCACTTGATCTGATCTTTCGTGACAGTAACGGCAACTTCGGAAATATCAGCAACCGACTTTATAGCGCCGCCGAGTTTTATCACCGGAGGAACGAAAGCGACTACAGATGCTTTAGCTCGTTTGATATTTTTATCTACCTCATCAAGCGCCTTTACACCCTCTTCCTGCGCTGCTATCAGGTCTTTTTCTTCCACCACGAGCAACCGGATTTCTCCGTGATACTGCTCCATGTCATCAATCGTTTGATCACGCAGGAAGTTAAGGCGTTTCTGTACCTCTTCCAGCTTCAAAGCGTTGGCAAGCAGCTCATCATTGATTGTTTGCTTTTTGGAGAGCAATTCTGCTGCCGTTGCTGAATCAAGCCATGCGTCGGTAAGGCCATTTATTGTGCCGGTAAGATCAGCGACAACCTGCTTTGTGCTATTGGCTTCGCCTGAAAACACGATAACGGCAGCGGTCAACACCCCTATTGCTGTTGCTGCAATGGCTGCTGTTGGTCCAAGCGCGAGCAGCAGCGGAGTTAAAACCTTTAGGCCGAGATAGCCACCAAAAGCAATCTCTACAAGCTCCGCATTTTCAGACAGGAATTTGAGCGCGTGCGCTAACTTCTCCGCCGTATCGCCAAGGAACTTTCCAGCATCCCGCGCAATGTTCATTGCATCGCCGGATTCTAAAAGTTCCTCCTGCATTTCAATCAGCGTAGGCAGGAGTCCAGATGTGAACTCATTGGCCACTCCGGTGGCGACAAGTTTTAGTTTGCCTAGATTGTCGTTGAACTGGTCGGCCGAATTTGCAAGGTCGGTCGAAATCAAGCCGCCGTATCTTTCGACTTCATCACCTAGCTTTTTAATCCCTTCAGCACCTTCTGACAACACGGGCAAAAGCTGTATGCCTGATCTGCCGAATATGGCTTGAGCAGCAGCAGTCCTTTCCGCCGCTGTTCCAAGATTAGAGATAGCCTCAGCAACAGACTCAAACTGCTTTTCCGGCGAGAGCTTCAGCAGGTCGGAAACTGACAGGCCAAGCCGCGCAAACATATCCGCGCTTTGTGACGTACTGTCCCGCGCCGCAATCAGGCTGCGCTGCATCTTGCCAATACCACCGACGAGAGAATCAAACGACACGCCGGACTGCTCCGCAATATGGCTGAATTTGCTTAAAGATTCGGCAGAGATACCGGTCTGGACGGACAGGTCTTTAATGCGGTCAGCAGCATTGACCGTCTTAACTACCATCGCAGTTGCAGCCGTTGCAGCCGCAAGGAACGCAACGCCCAAAGCCTTGCCTGATTCAGACGCCGCGCGCTCCATGCGCTTCATTTCTGCGGCCGTCATGCTTGAGGCTTTTTTCATGTCTGTCGTGAACGTGCCAGTGTCGGCAATCATGCTCACAATCAGATTGGCAATGGACGACATTACTTATTCACCTTTAACATTTTCCCGAATACGTCCATGACCTGATTATCGACCGGCGCGTCTTTTGGATTCGGCTTGAACAGAATGAAATCCTCTAACGGCTTAGACTTACCCTTCTTGCAGTTGACGTTATGCAGCCACATGGAAACCTGAGCCAGACTGATTTCAATACGCTTGGCAAGGAATGGCTCAGTACTTGCACGAATCATCCACATATCGAACTCAGCAGCAGACATTTGACCGACTTCCGCAACTGATTTACCCAGCTCCGCCGCAAGGTCGAATTTGAAGCGGAGCCGGGCATCAGTCGCTAGTCGTTTTTTTCCTCTGCTACCTTGTCCACGTCCTTGTCCATGCCGTTCAGAACGCGGACCTTATCGAAGATGGCCCCGATCATGTCCGCCCGCTGTGCGCCGATCTGCTCAGCGGTTCCGATTGACTTTCCTTCGCCATCAACCCAGCATTTTTGAACCAGGCGCGCGCGGAGATTGGCAAGATTGTTTTTGCCTTTCTCCCCGACAACGCTGGCTTCAAAGGCATCCCGCGCCATAGCGGAAAGCGGTTTGAGTAGAATGGAAAAAGCAGCATCCTTGCCGAACTGGATTTCCACCTCTACAGGGTCCATCCCGTAAGAGGCTTGGAAGTCTTGCAGTGATTGAATTGCCATTGGTTATATTCCTATGGTCTGTGAGTTACTAAGCGCGGGTTACTGCGCCAGTGGTGCGGAAGGTGATGGTCGCGCCTACCTTGTCATCCACGGCAATTGAAATCGGATGCTCGTTGATGAACGCGGAGAAGGTCAGCGTAGTGGCTGGCGAATCAGACAAGCGGATCTGGTACGTCACCGTGTTTCCGGCCACAAAATCATCCCACAGTTCATCGTGCTGGGTTGATACATCACCGGGACTCCAGATGATGCCAAGTGACACATTGCCCCAGTCCGGCAGAGAGGCGATGAACTCGCGGCCTGTGCTGGAGAGATGGGTAACGTCGATTTCGCCCTGTGATGCCGTCGGGCCATCAATGGAAATGACCTGCCCGATTTGGGCGTAGGTATTAGCTGGCGAGGCTTCGTCATCTTGCCGCCAAATGGTACATCCTTGACTTCTGATAGCTGCCATTTCATTGCCCTCCTAGTTGGGTGATGGCATTGCGAAATGCCCGTTAGCGGGCAATAAAAAAGCCCCTTGCGGGGCCGGTGGAAACTGTTTGTTAGGTGTTACTCAGTACAGGAAAGACCAGTCGATGAACACGCTGTGAATTTTGGTCTGTGTTTCGTAGCCGTCAGTCCTGAACTCTTGATATCCGTTGCCTTCTAAGGCCGTGTGTACCGCGTTGGCAAGGGCTTGTGCACCATCCCATGTGAGCGCATGACAGCTAATCTGAATCCGGCTGCGGTGCATGTCGCTGGTGCCGGATATGGTGCTAATCGGTGCGTCTGTGACAACGCTGTATTCGATCAGCGGGAGTGCGGCTTCCTCTTCCGCGAGTCCTGCATAGATGCGCGATGATTGCGGGCTGGTGCCTTTGCCTACAATGGCCTGAATCGCGGAGACAGGATTCAGGATGGCGTATAGGTTTATCACTGTTTTTTAACCTTCATAGCCACGGCACGCAAATTGTCATTGCCAATCTTTTTTGCAATGCGCGCGATTGATCCGGCCAGCCGTGTGCGGAATATCTGCGTTGACTTCTGCACGTTGCTTTCCAGCGACTTGGTAAACCAGCGGGTAGGTGCAAGACCCTTTGCCCCGAACTCTACCCACGGCGCATAGAACGCCCCGCTAGGGTCATCCCTGCTTTTGCCCTTGCGGATAAAGACTTGTACCCCTTCTGTGCCGTTGCCGGATTTGCTTGAACGTCTGCGCCCTATTGCGTCAGCAAGTTGTCCTTTATTCGGAATTTCGTCACGGTCTGGAATAGTGCTTTTTGCTGTATCAAGCACAGGCTTGGTAGCAGCCATCAAAGCCGCTTTGACTACCCCGCCGTTCTTGGCGACAAGTTCCTTCGGGAGCTTGATGAGCGCATCGTGCAATTCTTTCAGGCCGTGAACCTGAAAATCGATTCTCATTGCTCCAGCACTCCGCGCGTACACATGCACACCGTCATGCGGTCGCGCTCGTCCTCATTCCACAGGGCTTTGATGGAATACGAATTTCCGTCATTCACAATGCGCCAGGTTGCATCAATCGTGCTGTGATAGCGCATGATGATTCTGATTTCGTTTTCGTTTTTCGTCTGCGATGCGGCCAGATATTCCCGCCCGCTTAAAGGTTCAATCGCGCCCCATACTGTGCTATCCGTTGCCCACGAGTAGGAGACGCTTCCGGTTGAGCTAATCGTTTGAGTCTTGGATTGCAGCGTCAGTCGGTGCCGCAATCTCCCCGCGCGAATGGTCATTTATAAACCCGGTACGAATCCAGCAGCCGTTCCGTGGTTTTGTTCGATTGCATGGAGCCAGGATACAAAACCTGCGCCTCCCTGTTCTCGTACAGGTCGCCGATGGTCAGCTTTATGGCGGACTTGATCGCCTCTGGTACATCTGAGGCTGCATCGTAGGGGCTGGACGTTGACGCATAGCCCGCCGTGTAGGTGATCTGCACCGCGTTATAGACCGAATCGGCAGCAGGGTATGTGCCGCCATTTGAGCGGTACACCATATCGCGCGCCAGTTCGTAATTAGTCGCCGCGAGCGTGGTCAGTATAGAAGGGCTCGCCGCCGTGTAGTATTTGATGTGCGATATGGCAATGATCGGTTTGAACGGTAACTGTATCTCGTCCGAGAAATAGGGCAAGTCAGCACGATATGTTCTCAGTACAAGCGAGCGCCCGGTGTAAAGCTCCACATACTCCCGCGCGGCCTGAATCAGGTTGTCAATCAGGCTATCGTCCGTGGTAACGTCCACACGCAAATGAAGCTTTGCTTCTGTGCGTGAGACAGGCTCCGCTGTCGGCGCAACCGTTTGGGTAACATATTCAGGTGATACGATTATCATTTAGATGTTCCCAAAATTTGCCCGCCCTGATCTCATCAAGGTGCCATTGTTTCCATGAAAGTTGCCGCAGCCATTTGTCGCGGTCGCCATCGTGATGCACTACATGATTCGGGTCGGTAGATTCAACCAACAAACCGTGAAGCTCCGCCTCAATCAAAGCCGTGCTGCTATGGCCTATCGCAACGTCTGCGAAATCCAAAACGTTCTCTAACGGGCCACGCAATGCAATCACCGGCGAATCGTTTTTGTGTTCTGCCGGGTGCGGCCTGAAATACACGCGCTGATGCTTTTTGCGCGCAAGCTGGATTTCCTCGGACATATCCCGGTTGTAATCACCGAACACGATGCACGTGCCGCGATATTCTTTCCGTTCCTGCAATTCAGGCGGTTGGCCTTTGACCGGTTTGTCGCAGCCTCCGAAATTCCGCGAGCCGTCAGGATTCAACCATCCGATACTCAATACCGTTTTCGCGCAACCATAAAAGCAACGGTCAAGCCACAAGACATTAGGCTGGCCAATCCACTCCTTAAAGGCATACCAGGGGCCTTGTATCACATGCAGGTCGGCTTGCTTATGAATGTCGGGCGAGATTTCCGCCTGCAGCTCGTGGCGCTCGAATCCTTGTTTCAAAGCAGTGCCACATATCCGCTGGTTTTCTAATCCCAAGTTCGTGTGGATTACCACGTGAACCATGGTTCCCTCACGTCCTGCGGCTTCGGCTCGCCGTGGAACACAACCACGCGGCAATCATCCGGCAATCCATCACGACAATGGTACTTGTACGATTTCACATACCGGCCATCAATCGGCGTCACCTGCAATTTTCCCTCATCGCGTAGTTCTGTAATCCATTCCTGATCGCCCCACAATGCGCCGTTTGCATTTGATGGTGGCCATTGCGCCCATGCTGGGTCGAAGTCTTTGTAAATCTGAATCGTGTATTTGTTTTGCGCCCAAGCCATGACGGATGACTGGCAGCCGCCATGCCCGGATTGCGCCCAATTCGTCGGCATTGCAAGATGCGTTTGCGTGTACGGCAGCAGGAAATCCAGACTGCCGGTAATCACCACGTCAAGGTCAAACCAGATATTGCGCGGCATCGCCACACCCGGCCGGAATAAACCGAGCTTGCCCCACCAGCCCGGCCAATCAACTACAGGCGGGCAAGCAACAACGCCATCTATCCTGCGGTCGGTAATGCACACGAACCTGTGAGGCTCTGAGAGATTCTCGCTAACGCTTTTCTGCAATCGTTGAACGGCGTAATCATCATACTTATCGCCCCAACACAAACTCCATACAGCTAACACCTGATTTCCAGGATGTAAGAATCGCTCGCGTTGGTTTTGCGCCGATCGTGGTGCGTCACCTTGTAAGGCGATATAGCGTCAATCAATTCAACGTATCCGGGCTTGCGCGGGTCAACATCTTCGATGAAATAAGCCCCATTATCCGAAAGCATGGGAATGTAATTCCAAAACGTCAGCCGTTGCGATGCTGGGTCATGCGCCCCATCATCAAAAATGAAATCTTGGTGCCCCATCTCTCTAGGCGGCGGGTCAATCGTACTGTCGCGCATAAACCACGACACGCGCGGGTCGCCTAGCATGGGAATGTCTCCAGGCTTTACCCGCTGAAATGTATCTACCCCCGTCAACTCAGCACGCGGGAAGTAATCGCGCCAAGCCAGCAACCCGGCTCCCTGGTATATGCCGATTTCCATTATCCAGCGTGTAGTTTTTCGATGGGCTCCAAAAATCGGCTCGTACACCGCCTCATATCCGTGCCGCTTGCCTCTGTCGCAGCCGTGCCGGTCGAAACATTCACGCAATCGCATACTGATTTTTCCCGAGCAGTTCAGCGCCGCCGTATTCATCAACCGCCCTTTGCACTCCGGGCTTGTTGCCGTAGTCATCCCCGTATATCACGCCGCCGGGTTTCAGTATCGCCCGCGCGCCATACAGGTCTGCCAACACATTCTCGTAATCGTGCAGCCCGTCGATATAAACCCAGTCCACCTTTTCATTAAAGGTCTGGAAAAAGTACCGTGATGTCATGCGGTGAATGGTTACGGGATACGTTTCAAACCGATGCTGCACCAGCTTGTAGACATCCCGGTAATAGTCCACGTATGCCGCAGAATCCATCGAACCCACGATATGCCGATAGCGTTTCAGGAAGTCCCGGAAGTCTCCGCTGCGATACTGGTCAAGACTCCACGGGTCAACAAGGTGCAAATGTGCACATCGCTCTAGAAATAGCTGGCTCGTATCGCCGCGCCATACGCCGATTTCAACCCCGACAGAACCTTCCGGGATCCTTTCGGCCACCAAATACGAGCCTTGATTCTCCCCGCCCATCATCGCGTAGTACTCTCAGTCTGCTCTACACGGGTCACAAAAGGGTATAACTCCTGTAGGCAAGAGACCAACTGGCGGCACATGATCGCGTCATTGGGCCACAGCCCTACCTGGTGACATTTCGTTATCAGGTGTTGTGCGGCTCCGGGCTTAATCAGATATGCAGAATTTCCCGCCAAACCGTCCGGCCGTGTATCGCTGAAAATCTTAGTCTTGGGCCAAACACCAGGCCCGCGCTTGGCCATTTCATCTGACCAGTAATCGCCCCGTGGAGTCGCTCCGCGCGGGTCATTTATCTGGCACGCCCCGTCAAATTCAAACTCTGGCAATGGGCCAATGAAAACCGCGTCATGCTCCAGAATCAGCAAAGGCTCATCGAACAATACGCACTTCTGCCAAAGCAGGTAATGCGACATGGCGCAGCCGATCCGAGGCTCCAGCCTTCCGCCGTAGGGATGCTTCCGTAAGCCTGTTTTAACGCACCATTGAACGGCATCTTGCGGCCATGTCCAGATAAGCGCATGTGCGTGCATCACCGCTAACGACTGCTCTGCCGGAACTGCCTCGAAAATGGAAACTTCTACCCCATTTCCCGCCGCAGATTCAATACACCGTGCAGCCGATCGCTCGGAGTATTCGTTACCCCGGAGCGTGATGACAAAAGCTTTCACAATCTGGCAATAATGCCCGGAATCTCAGCGCCAGCCCTCGGAAGCTTGGCGGACAGGAAGAAATGCACGAAGTACGCCTCGCTGAGCCTCTCTACAGCCCCGTACAGCGCGTTAAATCTCCAATCCATATCCACGCAAGGCACCCCGTCCTTTTTAAGCCAGTAATTGAGCAGGGTTTGGTCGGTAGACCAGCGCCAATGGCCTTCGCCATTGACGAAACGCTCAAATTCTGGCCGGCGGATGAATTGCTCCGGTGTCTGGCCGTTCAAATAGGGCAAAATCCCGCGATTGAACACCATCACGCCCATGTTGTAGTAGTGGGCGCCGCGCGCGTCCCACTTCCAGTCAACGTCTGTCAGGCTGCGGAATTGCCCCTCCGAATGTTTCCTAACTTTGTCCGCGTAGGCTGCGATAAGCGGCATTTGCCTTTCAACGGCCCCAGCAAAACAAGCTCCCGCAAGGGTATCGAACACATCCGGACTGCCTTCTCGGATATAGATGTCTGCGTCGACGATCGCGACCTGGTCGTAGTCTCCGAGGTATTCAAAGGCGACCTCCTTCTCAAATATCGGCAGGTACGAAAGCCGCAACGCATTTTCGCTGCGCTTCGAGGCCAGCGGGGCGATTTTCAGCTTCGGTTTGGTCTGGACTATGTGGTCAAAATGATACCGATTGCAGTACCGCGCTACCGATTCTATGCAGATCCCGTAAAACGCCGGGACTTCACCCACTGCCACCTGGTAAATCAGGCGACGAGGTTCGATTCCCATCCGCGCCTGATTAAGTCTGTTTTGTCGTCAAACTTCTGCCCGATCTGCGAATAGCCTGGAGGCTGGTGGGTTAGGGTCGGGTAAAACGCATAGCCCCCGCCCTGTGCCGCGTATTCGCCTAAAATTATATCGAACATGGCGTCCTTTTGGCCTGCCCGGTCGCACCAGAAGCCTATCAGATCAGGAATGGATGATAGGTTCACTATGTACGCTTCGGCGCACGAAAACTGTCCCACTTTGTACAGCCTATCCGAGACTTTGCTAACCGGGCTGCGCGGGTGCCCGCCAAGATAGAGCAAATCCCAATTGGGAGTATCAAGGTTCATCCATAGATCGTTTAAAAACACCATTGCCGAAGCAATGACACTTTTTGCGTTATCCGCAAAAACGATATCATCCTCAACGATTAAAACTTCATCCTTGTCCCGGTCTGGCACCCAAAACGAATATGCCGCCTGTAATGTTTTCAAATGGCTCAGCGCGCACCCAAACTCCGCGCGCGGATTGCGCCGCATGTTGGACATGGTGAAGTCTTTAGCAGGCGATGCAGCATAGATGTAGGTGATATCGTCAAATCCTACGCGCGCAAGCTCTGCCGCAATCTTGGCCTTGCGTTCTGCGTTCGGCATGTGGATTACATAAACTCGCACTACATGGCTTTCCAGTGCAGCGCATTATCCGCAGGACTGTCCGGCGGCGGGATTAACCCATGTTTTCGGATAACTCTATTTGCTTCGCACAGTGGGCAAATTTTAGTTTTCACGCCACCTTTTAGGCCGTATTCCTCAAGATACCAGCAATATGCCTGCGCCTGTCCAACGCCAGATGCCCAAACACGAGTCAAAAAATCAAATTGCCACAATCTGATTTCATCAGCAGAAGGCTTGCGCCATCGCATGAACCATTTCATGCCACATCCTCCGAATCCAGCATCCAATATCAAAGAAAAACCAGCGCACGCTAGCCTTGGCGTAATTCCACCATGTCGCTGGCCTCATCGCGGCTTGATCTCATTGCGCTTGATTAGCGCCATACGCGGCATGGTGAACGGCTTGTCTACCAGCTTGGTCATGCGCACGTACAGATTCCGGAACGGCTCTTTCCTCTGCGTCCCCATACGCTCGATGTGCCAGCCGTTCAGCTCCGCGAAGGATTCATAAAAGCCCTCATACGGGTACCAATCGCCATGCCACCACCAGGATTTACCATCATGGTACGGGCACAGGCCGACATAGACCCCGCCAACCTTCGTCAGCATGTGGACGTTTTCCCAGAATCCGCGCTGGTCGCTAACATGCTCCGAAGTGCCGATATTGCACACCATGTCGAACTGGCCAAACTCCGGCCATTGCGGTTTGCGAATGTCGCGGTTTAACGCGCCGTCCATGCCGTTCCAGTCCAGCGACACATGGCGGAATCCTTTAGACTCGAAAAACCGTTTATACGTCCGGTCGTTCCATTTCTTGTTGCCAAATTCAATCATTGAATCGCCAACAAGCGGTTGGTAATAAGCCCACTCGTCGGGTCTTTCGACAAACGGATCAAGCGCCATATTTTTCTAGTCTGTCATATATACCAGCAGCAACAATTGCATCTTCCAAGTCAAGAAGATAAGACGCGGCCTCGTTAGATAGCACATCACTACGTCCAAGCAATAAAGATACCAGCCGTTTCGGCGGCAATCCCATGCAATCGCGAAAATGTGTCTGCCCATTTGGTAAAGCATCAAAACCACGGGCTTTAATTTCAGCCGTCATAATCGGCTAAGTCTCCCATCGGGAAATGCCGCAAAGCACTCCCAGGCGTGCAGTTGATAATGGTTGGCCTTCCTTCCTGGTTGGCTATTTTCTGGTACGTGGCAAACAAATCATTTCCATCAGGCTTTTGGAACTTGCTCCACTTGCGCAACTGTTCCGGGTATTCGCCGGGCACGTCCGACAGCCCGGTGAAGTAATGACGCGGCACGCCTTCGCTGTAAACAAAATCATGCCCACATAATAGCAGAGGGCTGCATCCATAATGTACGGCTAGGTTTAATGCCTGTGCCGAACTGCAATGATTCAGGCTGATCTTGCTTTTGTCTTTCAGCCATAGCCCGTCAACCCACACGCCCTCGATATAGTTGTAACCAAACTCCGCGCAAATCTCTTTTGACCAGTGCCAATGTATAAACGGGCCTTCAATCTTTCCGTAGAAACGGTTGAGAGCTGGGTCGCATGATATCGTTACGTCAACTGGCAAATCGCGCCATGTTTGATTCACGCCGAAAATGCGAATCTTGTTTTCCCTGCGCAACCTTGTAATCAGTTCAATCTGCCCGGCCAAGCTCGGGCCAGTGCCAAGCACGACGGCTGGAATCCCCTGGAATGACGGATCAAACAGGGTTGAGCAAGGCATATTGCCCATATCGTTCTAGTGCCGCTATGTTGTGCGCTTTCGCTGCATCTTCAGCTGTTTTGAAGCTCCCAATGTACTTATTTCCACACCTCGCTTGGTATGAGTTTGTTTTACGTCTGGCGTCAACCCACACGCCCTTATATCCGCTGGTGTTGTTTTTGGGCGCGCAGCGATTGGCGAGGTTTTCCGAGTTGGTAGCCGGTCGCAAATTTTCAATGCGATTATTGGCCCGGTTGCCGTCTATATGATCCAACAAATCTGGCAATGTGCCGATTTGGTGTAGGTAAATTATCCGGTGCGCGTAATGATTTTTGCCGCCGAAGTAAACTTGTATCCATCCTCTCCGGTGCAGGTTCCCCGCGAGGGAGCCAACCTTCCTGTTGTTGGAAGGGCGAACTTTCCAATAAAGATTTCCATCCCGATATTCAAAAAGACTTCTAACAAGGTCTTGTGTAACATTGGCATCAGCCATGACCGTTACCTCCCATTAGGTGACGCTTGTGGTTAGAGCCTTGGCGGCGTTTACGCGCTGCCTTGGCTCGCCAATACTATCACAAATGGGACAAAACCTCATCTAAATCATGGCAAGCAAAATGATTCAGCGCCGTCCTGCGACTACAGTTCCAGATTTCTAACCCGTATGCCTTCGGGTCAATCGTCTGAAAATCCCGAATGAAATTGGAGTAATTCGATGATGCGTTCATATGCTCTGGGTGTTCCCCAAACCAGTGCCGTTGCATCCCCGTCATCATCAGATCAAGGCCAATGAATATCACCCGTTCAGCCCCTAACAACAGGGCTAGGTTAAGCGCCTGATACGCGCTGTTACCGCCGCGATGGATAACGCCCTGCTTCTTGCTCAACCCAGGCTCGTCAAGGCTGATGAGCTTGCGTATGCCCCACTGCTCGGGCGTTACCTTGATGTCTGACCACTGAACATCTTGAGTCCAGAGCGTGCCCTCATAGTCACGCATCACATCCGAGATATGGTGTTTCCACCATCTCGAATCACAAGCGTATAAATGCGCTGTCGGTGCCAGCCGGTAAGAATCGTTTACCGCAATACACTCTACGGCATTGTTGAGCTTTACCGCGTCCTCTGCGGTACAGCTAGGGCCGCTGGCTATAATCCCGAATGTTTTTTTTTAGTCGATTCGGGAACCGGAATAACCTTTACTTCAAACTCTGCGCAGCATCCGAGCCGCACAAGCTCGGAACGTGCAGGCTCCGGTACGTCTATCAGTGTTCCAACACGGGGAAAGTTATATCCGTGCCCAACGAATTTCTGTGTGACTATCAGCATAAAATAGGGAGGGCCGAAGCCCTCCCCGTTCCCCCTTACGCTGCTGGCAACGCGCCGCCGACAAATGCACCGGCGTTGTAAATGGTCAGAGCTACGCGACATTCTGCGAGAATCGTGACCATGTTTTTCTGCACGTTCGTGCTGTCCTCATACGAAATGGTGACAGACGCATCTTCACGATCCCACACCTGCGCACCATCCGGCGAGAACACCAGGAAGGTTCCGGCAGTAACGGTATTGGAAGGAATCACCGTCATGCCCCACAAGTTATAGGTAGCAACGCCTTGCGGATTGCTGAAGATATACCGGCCCTGGCTATCCTTCGCCAGCTCAATCGTTGACCAGTCCTGCGGATTCAGCAAGACATGGGTAGGCATATAATTCGCCACCTGTCCCTGCCGTTTCGCATCGCGGATGTAATCAAGGCGAGTCGTGTACTCATTGGGCGATTGTGCCTGTGAGTAAGCGGTACGCCCGACATAGATACCGGTCATGCGGCCCAGCGTGCCTGTGCCGTTCACGACTTCATCTTCAACCTCAAGATTCAGGCCGTACAGCAAGCGGGTATTGACATAGGACGAAAGGAATGGCGAGTCATCCAACACCTGCTTGGACACAGGGATCCAATGCGCGATAGTGGCTACCTCAGCATTGCCGGTGGTGAACGTCAAAGCGGCTTCTGGCTTGGTGACATTTTCTGCCTTAGCCGTCGGGCTTCCGCCAACAACCGTAGCTGCCGCAGATGTGTAGGTGTCCTCCTTTGGGTAGAAAATGTAATTTGACGATGTGCGGCCATGCGGCAAAACGTCCAGCACGCGCAGAACCCGATCAGGTTCTTTTACCACGCGGTCAAGACGATGCCCCGGCACCATCGGCTGCACCATCGAAGGAGTGGCGTTGACGATAGCGGTTTTCAGTTCGATGCGGACAGAGCCCGTCTTGCGCTGCAACCATGCCTTGTAATCCTCGGCATCTACAACCTGGTCGCCTACGGACTTGCTTTCGGTGCTGCCCTCAAAATGAGAGGCTTGCTTTTGTTCCAGCGACACCAGCCGATCCGCAAGACCAGACGCCGCTTCCGCCATTTTATCAATGGCCGCCTTGGTTTCGACAGACGCGCTTTTTGCGTCCTTGATTTCCTGCTCGGATTTTCCAATCCACTCTTTTACCGTGCGGTGCGTATCGAGCAGTTGGGCCTCAATGGCCTTCTGGTCGAGTACTTGTTCAACAGTCTGAGTCATTTCAATTCCTCTTTGATTGTTTGGATTAAGCAATAAGCTTCCGCAAGTCGTACTTGTCGAGTACAGACTTCAGTTGCATTACCGCCTCGTTTTGAGCTTTTGCCTTGTCCGGATCACCCAAACAAACGGCCTTCATTTGGCTTATCAAAGTACAAGCCATCGACTTTGAAAGGTTCCCTGTATCGCGCAAGAAATCTTCCATGTCTGCCAAAGTCGCAATCGCTGCAACCTCGGATTTAAACGAGTCAATAGTGGCAAGTGGTTCTGCCGGGTCAGCAGTAAACGACACTTCCACCAGGTTAATTTTCTTCAGGATGCGCCCGCCATCAGACTTGGCCTCAAAGCCATCTTCCGGCGTCCAGAATCCAATAGACAGCCCCCTGATTGTGCCGTGGCGCATTGAAGCTCTAAGGTCTTTGGCTATCGAATGATCGCGGGTCAGATGCCCAGAAACCCGTAAGCCCTTTTCATCCTCTACGGCTGAATCCCACTTACCCGGCGTTGCGTACCTGAGATGCTCAAATCTCATAACCGGCACTTTGGCCTTTATGGATTCAGCAAACGCGCCCGGCAACACCGTATCGTTGAATGAGTCAACCGAATTAAACGCGGATGCGTAGCCAGTTACTTGCCAGTCATCGTCATTAAAACGAAACTCGCACGCCTCAAGCGGGTGATTTTTGTACTGGAGCATCTTGCACCTGTCCTAGTTTATCCAACGGGGCCATGTTGACCTGAGCCGTTAATTCATCGGCACCATCAACAGGCGGGAAGTTCTCAAGCGCGCGAATTTCGTTACGCGACATCAAACCGTTTTGCACCATGAGCGAGTAGTAACTTGCGCGAGCTGCGCTATCCGCTCTGAGCAAGCCTTCGAGGGAGTGTTCCACAAAAAACCGTTTTTGTTCCGCTTTCGTGAACAGAGACGAATTGATCG